TATACAAAGAACTTAGAAGTGTGTATAAAGCCTATAAAGATGGTTGGATAGAAATAGATGAGCTTATGCAAAGATTTGGTGAAAAAGCAGTTAGAGCAGTAGCAGAATTCATTGCAATAATGGTAGGCATGAAAGTTGTTATATCAGGAAGCAAAATTGCTTTCAAAGGTGTTAAAAAAGCATTTCCAAATTTATCTTTTGCACAGTTTAAAAAAGCATGGAATGAATACAAAACAAAAAAAGTAGTACCTGCAACATAGTATTATAAATATTACATGAAAACATTATACGTTTTTGGCGATAGTTTTTCCGATCCAAATCATAGTTGGTATGCAGCTGGTGAATATTTTTGGATTAAAGATTTAGAAAAAAAATTTACCATACATAATTTTTCAATTAAAGGATCAAGTCCTTACTATCAGTTACAGCGTTTAATTGATATTATCGATACCACTGATGCTGAAAAATTAAAACAAAGTAATATGATATTTTTTATGTCTCATATAACTAGACCTAATTTTAAATTTTTGGAGCCTAACGATCATTATTTAACATGGCACATTATGAAACCAGATCCTAATTGTGAAAAATCTAAGTTAGCAGAAAAATATTCTAAATACAAAAATTTTTTGCATGAATACAACAACTATGACGGTATTGATTTAAATTCTAAAATAATAATGTGTTATAGTACGATATACACTTTAAGTAAATTTTTTAACAAAACATTACTTTGGCCTTGTTTTAATGACATTCCATATTCTGCTCAAACACATTATGATAGAAATTTTGATTGTGTTATGACTCCACTAATAGAAATATCCAATAATGAAAATTATCCTGATAATAAAAAAAATATGCATTTACATTTAGAAAATCATAAAATAATGGAAAGAGAACTATACAACTGGATGACAAAAAATATAAAAATTAACATCAAAAATTTTATAAGGAATATAAATGACAAAACCTGAATTATGGATATTTGGTGATAGTTATGCTGAGGATAATACTAAAGCCAAAATTAGAAATTCTAAGCATTGGGACGGAGTTTGGAATTGGCCTGAAGAAGTTACTAGAATATTCAATGTTGAAAATATGGGAATATCTGGATGCGGTCCTCAAACACAGTTTAAATATTTTAAAGAAATGATGGATGATAGAGAATTAGAATTTTGTAAAGATGTAAACGTTTTATTTTTTATCAGTAATCCTTATCGATTTGATTTTAAATTTTATGAAACTCCCTTCCATCAAACTTATCCTATACGTTTTTACGGAAATAAAAAAGATATCAACTTAGAAGCAGTCTGGGATTATAGCAAATATGACAAATTTATAAAACAATATTTTAATCATGTTAGAATAGATCCAGTGCAAGAGCAAGAAAAATATGTAAGCTATCTCAAAACACACAGTAAATTTTTTAAAAAAATGTTAGTTTTTAATTGCTTTTATAGCATATCTGATGAACTTGCCCAGTCATTAAATGATGATAAATTTTGTTTAATCAACACGCCGTTAACATCCGTAAACACAGGGCCTAAACACAAATGGGCTGTGAATCATTTGAGTAACAAAAATCACAAAATTATGTACAGTATGATTACTGGATATTTTTTAAAAGATCAACCAGTAAAGTTTGAAAGATTTATAGATGTAGTAGAAAAAAAAGTATAAAAATCAGTTGACAAGATAAATAACATTGTGTAGTATTATAACTGTGCTGCACATTATAGGCACAAGCACATAGGCAACAAATAAGGAGGCATAACTATGGCATCATTAGCAGAAATTAGAGCAAAGCTCAAAGAACAAGAAAATCGTACAAGCGGTGGCAACTCAGGCGGTGGCGATAACAGCATTTACCCATTTTGGAATATGAAAGAAGGCGAGCAAGCAACGCTACGCTTTTTGCCTGATGGCGATGATTCAAACACTTTCTTTTGGAAAGAACGTTTGGTTATTAAACTTCCATTTGCTGGCGTAAAAGGTGATACTGATTCACGTCCAGTACAAGTACAAGTTCCATGTATGGAAATGTATGGTGAATCGTGTCCAATCCTACAAGAGGTACGTGGTTGGTTTAAAGATCCAAGTCTAGAAGATATGGGTCGTAAGTATTGGAAGAAACGTTCTTATATCTTCCAAGGCTTTGTTGTAGATGATCCATTAAAAGAAGATGCGCAGCCAGAGAATCCAATTCGTCGATTTATTATTGGTCCGCAAATCTTCCAACTTATCAAAGCAGCACTTATGGACCCAGATATGGAAGAACTACCAACAGATTATACTGCTGGTGTAGACTTCCGTTTGTCAAAAGGTACAAAAGGTGGTTATGCAGACTACGGCGCAAGTAATTGGGCACGTAGAGAACGTCCACTAAGTGATAGCGAAATGAGTGCTATTAATACAAACGGGTTGTTTAACTTAACTGATTTCCTTCCTAAAAAGCCAGATGAAACTGCACTTAAAGTTCTTACAGAAATGTTTGAAGCAAGTGTAGACGGCGAAGCATATGATCCAGATCGTTGGAGTAATTATTTCCGTCCAGCGGGTATGGCAGCACGTACTGGTGATCCAGTAGCAGCACCAGCACCAACACCTGCTCCACAACCAGCAGCACCAGTACAAGAGACTGTAACTGACACTGGTTGGCAAGATCCAGCACCAGCAGCAACACCAGAGCCAGCATCTGCTCCAGAAGCAGAGCCAGCAGGTGACGCAGGTGGCGCACAAGATATTCTTGCAATGATCAGAGCACGTCAAAATCAATAATAAGAAAGGGCTTCGGCCCTTTCCTTTGCTTTTTAGAATAGGAGATATGTATGGCTACTAAAGCATTCGATCCTTCAAAGTTTCGAAACTCATTAACAAAATCTATTAAAGGTATGAGTGCAGGCTTTAATGATCCACAAGATTGGATCAGTACAGGCAACTATGCACTTAACTATTTACTCAGCGGTGATTTCCGCAAAGGTATTCCACTAGGCAAAGTAAGCGTGTTTGCAGGCGAATCAGGTGCAGGCAAGTCTTACATTGTGTCTGGTAATATTGTAAAGTCAGCACAAGAACAAGGTATTTTTGTTGTACTAATTGACAGTGAAAATGCACTAGATCAAACATGGCTAGAAGCATTAGGCGTTGACTGTGATGACAGTAAACTACTAAAACTTAATATGGCAATGATTGATGACGTTGCTAAAACTATTTCAACATTTATGGATGACTACAAATCAATGAACGAAGAAGATCGTCCTAAAGTATTGTTTGTAGTTGATAGTTTAGGCATGCTTATGTCACCAACTGAAGTTAATCAATTTGAAGCAGGTGATATGAAAGGTGATATGGGTCGTAAGGCTAAAGCACTGAAAGCATTGGTTACTAACTGTGTGAATATGTTTGGTTCATATAACGTAGGCATGTGTGTCACTAACCACACATACGCAAGCCAAGATATGTTTGATCCAGATGATAAGATCTCAGGTGGTAGTGGTTTTGTATATGCTAGTTCTATGGTTGTAGCAATGAAAAAACTAAAACTAAAAGAGGATGCAGATGGTAACAAAACTTCACAAGTACACGGTATTCGTGCAGCGTGTAAAGTTATGAAAACACGTTACGCTAAACCGTTTGAAGCAGTACAAGTGAAAATTCCATACGAAACAGGTATGGATCCATATTCAGGTATGTTTGATTTGCTAGAAGCAAAAGGCTTACTTGAAAAACAAGGTAATCGCTACAAGTATATTAATAGTAACGGCGAAGAAACATTAGAATATCGTAAGAATTGGACAGGTGAACTACTCGAAATGGTCATGACCGATTTACCAGCAAAAGAAGAACAATTGGTAAATATCGCTAACGCAGACGAAGAAGCTGTGATTGATCATAACGAGGAGTTAGCTGCCAATGAATGATGAACAAATTGCCGATGTTTGGAATGTCTTTAAAAATTATCTTGATAAAAAACACATAGAAACAGCAGCAGAGCGGTTTGTTGATCTGCTTGCTGACTATGGCATCGACGATATTACTTTTAAAGAACTGTTAGGTACAGATAAAGACTTAGACAACGCAATACAATATTATCTAGAAGACGATGACGAAATTGATTATGACGACGAATGGGATGAATAATGGGATGGTACAGTAAAGTATCACGTGACATATCGCAAATACCAGCAGCGATACAGTATTTTGAAACTGAGTTAGTACAAGCAAAATCTGAATGCAAACTACACGGCAATGTAGAAAAAGCTGCATCGCAAATGCCAGGTATTGTTGAACATCGTTTTAATCAGCTTCAAGAAATCGAAGCTATACTTGAATATTTAAATATCGAGCTACGTAGATTACGTAGCTCATTTTTTCGTAAGTATCTTGAAAATTATCAACGTGCATTAAGCAGTAGAGATGTAGAAAAATATGTTGACGGTGAAGCCGATGTAGTTGATTACGAAAAGATCATAAATGAATTTGCATTGATGCGTAACAAATGGCTAGGCGTACTTAAAGGACTTGATCAAAAACAATGGCAAATTACTAATGTTGTAAAATTAAGAGTTGCAGGTATGGAGGATGCAACATTATGATAGAATTAACCGAACAACGAGGAAAATATGTATGGCCAATTACAGATACTCGTTGTTACAAATATATGATGACTCATTACGATTTACCTGAAAAAATATGTAAATTTGTAAAAGACAAAAAAGTTTGTATTCAAGCAGGCGGAAATATGGGTGTGTATACAAAAATGTATGCAGCTAAATTCCAACATGTTTATACTTTTGAACCAGAACCTTTAAACTTTTTTTGTTTAAATCAAAATGTTACAGAAACAAATGTCTACAAATATCAAAGTTGCATAGGAAAAGAACGTAAACTTGTTAACTTAAAAATTAAAGAAGCTAATCGTGGAAAAAATCATGTTAACAAAACTGGACATATTCCTACTTTACAAATTGACGATTTAGGTTTAGATGTATGTAGTTTGATACATTTAGATATAGAAGGGTTTGAATTGTTTGCACTACAGGGTGCTTTGCAAACAATTAGAAAATGTAAACCTGTTATAGTTGTTGAATATTTTGAACAAAATGCAGCAAGATATGATTGGACATTAGAACAACTTGAATCTTTTCTGAAGCAACATGGATATAAATTAAAGCATAACATAGAAGAAGAAAGAATATATACTGTAGAATGAAAAAAAGCAGTAGAATAAAAGCACACATAATTAGATTAGAAAACAATGATCATAGTCGTAACATGGCCTATGAATGTAAAATTGCAGCTGAAAAACACGGAATAGAAGCTCATTACTTCAAGGCAGTTGATGGCAAAAATGCAGAGCAGGAATACTTGCGTTCCGGAATACCTAAACCTCCGAAGGCTTTAAAAAAAGGCAGAGCAGGTGTGTTAGGTTGTTTTTTTAGTCATTATTATCTTTGGGATAAATGTGCTAAATTAAATCAACCAATAATTATACTTGAACACGATGGTTATTTTATACGTCCTTTACCTGATGATATATTAAATCAATTTGACGATGTGTTAAAATTAGATAGGTTTGATCCTTACAGTAAAGAATACAACGAAACTGTAAATGGTTCTTTAGACAGAAAATTGCGTGTAATGGATTATAAAAATCCTGCACCAAAAAATGTTTTAAAAATTGGCACAGGTGATCAATATTTTAAAGGTGCATACAGTTATATAATCAAACCACATGCTGCAAAAAGGTTAATACACTGGATTAAAATGAACAGACATGGTAAAGGACATAGACCAGCAGATCAGCAAATAGGCAGTGGTATTAACCGTTTACAGACAACAGAATGCACTGTTGCGAGATTACATCCATTTTATTCATTAGGTGATAATATCAAAACAGAAAGTTTGACAAGAAACTACCATTGATATTTAAAAGTTTCAAAATCTCTTTCAAACATATGATTGATACGTTTTCTTAATTTACTCGATATTACATCTTTATAATTTTTAATTTTATGATTATCTGATTTGTTATATTTTGTCTTAGGCATAGTAACACCACTGAACAAAGGCATAGTATCAATATTTTTAATGTTTTCAAATTTTATTATTTGTACACTATCGTCTATCCATTCAACTTGATTGTTGTAACAACCAAACCATGTTCCTTCCCAGTTATTAGATGCATATCCGTCAAACCAATATTCTATTCCTCGTTGACTAGCAGCAATTTCTTCTTCACTGCCTATTTTTCCGGTTTCAATTTTTCTTTTTCTAAAATTATAATAGCTACAAACTCTATCATATGGATTACGCACTATTGTAAAAACATTATAGTCACTTGTATCTACTAATTGTTTTGCATGATTAATTGTGCTATGATAATTGTCTGTGGTTGTATCATTATTAACAATTTGTTCTGTTTTATATTTTGTTGATAGTGCTGTAATAATACTTCTGCCTGCTGTTTTAGGAATATGTATAAAAATGTAAGGTTTAGGATCTTTGTAAACAAAATAACTCATGAAAGTATTTATTAATTAAACACGTATATAAATATCAGTATGAAAACTGTTTTAGTTACCGGCGGATTTGATCCATTACATTCAGGGCACATAGAGTACTTTAAGGCTGCAAAACAATTAGGTAATAAACTAGTTGTTGGAGTAAACAGCGACGAATGGCTAACTCGTAAAAAAGGCAGGCCATTTATGCCCTTTGAAGAACGTGCTGCAATTATAAAAGAAATAAGTTGTGTAGATAAAGTTATTGCATTTAATGACAGTAATGATAGTGCCGACTTTGCAATAGGCTTGATTTTACAAACTACAAGCGGAAAAATTGTTGTAGCTAATGGTGGAGATAGGATAGATGGAAATGTTAAAGAACAATTGACATACGGAGATCATCCAGATGTAGAATTTGTATTTGGTGTAGGTGGCG